GCTCCAAAGAATATAGCATATTAGTGATACAGTCTGTGCCCAACGTCACATCATCATTGATGAATACAACATGACTAGCGTTGCCCACTTTTGAACCAATGTTCCACATGGCTGAAATGCCCACACCTTCTGGAGCAAGCACTATATGAGCAATTGAAGGCAACCCATGCAACATATTGTAAGCAACAAGACCATCTGCGACAACAATAATCTTGGCTACCTTTTCATCGTGCATGAGTTCTGCAACAAGCATCATCAAACCGTTGAGGTTAGATTTGAATGGTATTACCACGTCTACCATTGCATCTGCAGCCTTGTAGAAGAACAGGTTAGTTTTAAGGCGCTCATCATCTGGCGCAAAAGAAAGAGCAATTTGCCCTTGTGCAACTGCTACATCATGCATACCTAAATGGTGGGCAGCAAGAGCATTCAAGTCATGAGGCAACCATCCCCACATAGAAGCCTCGGTAAGATACAAATCACCACGATTAGTGATGGCTAAAGCACGACTAGATGCATAATAACAACCTAACCAGTTATGATTGTTGTGGTAATACTGGGCTAAATCCACCCAGCATTCTCTGCCCCAAGGATACTCGGCAACTGCTTTGAGCAACCAATGTTCTTTCTCATCATCTTTAACCTGCTTGGCAAGATACCTGCATGAAAAGCCACGCTCAGGAGGCCAAATAGATGACTGCATAACAAGATGGCGCTTGAACAACGCAATTGATTCTTCTGTACGCCCGTAGAACATGAGTTCACGAGCCGCATAGTAAACATTACGGTCATTCTCAGGGTTCTCCTCAACGTCCAACAACAACAAGGGTAAATATGAACCACGAGACTTGGTGTCATCGGCAAAATGAAAGATACGAAGGTTGGTAGAGCCTTGAACTTCTGGTTCTACAGGCTGATTGACCTCATGAACACGATTAACCCACTTATGAGAATGGCGGCGAACAATCTTATCGCCATGATACTGAAGACCAGGCTTACCAGACTTGATGGTCTCTTTCCAATCGCCTACCTTTTCTTCCCAGTTCCAGGTATACAGGTAACGAGGACGATTGACATTCATTGGCACTTCGTCTAAATGCGCCCTCCAACCATCTCCCATGACTTCATCTACATCAAGAGAAAGAACCCAAGCGTCTAGGTCAGGAAGCATCTCACGCAAATCATTTCGGGCAACAGAAAAAGACCAATCATCATACACCTTGGTAAAGACAGTAATGCCCAAAGATTCGGCAATAGATACAGAGTCATCAGTAGAACCTGTATCTAAGAGAACAGCCATATCACCTTCACGTAGTTCGTCAGCAAAAGACTCATACCAACGCTGGATGTGTTTGGCCTCGTTCTTCATGATACTTACGATGTAAATAGGTAGGTTGTTCACTGGCGCTCCTTAAAGGTGTAAAAGTACAGTTCTTCATCGCTTTCACTTACCCAACGAGAACCTGTGCTCTCGCACGAGAACTCTTGGCTAAATATCTTCCAATCTGGCTTATCTAATGGCTTGGTAATCCATGAGCCACCATCCATCCATAGTACACGATTGTTGGGCTGTATGAAGTATTGCCCACCTTCACCTTGGAACACATGACCACACTTGTGACCTGCGGCATACTCACCGTATCCATTTGAATACTGTGGGCCAAGACACCAATCAATAGTGAAGAGATATTTGCCCTTATGTTGAGAATGGTCTTTAAGCCATATCATTGCACTACGGTTCTTACAATACTCCAGGATGGTCACAGAGGTGTAATAGGACACTGAATCCCACAACTGCAGCCAATCCAATGGGTAAGCGGTGTAGTCACAAGGCTCTGTTTCCAACGAACGCAAGTAATGCACAGGCACACGAGCGTGCTGAGAACCATATTCGGTCATGACAGAGAAAAGCCCACATCTTTGAGGGATAGAGGTGTACATAAAGACTTCCACAGGAACAATCTCATTGGTGGGCGACGGGTCAGCATCATAAAGAAAGCCCGAATCTAAACCAGCGAAGAAAGTCGGTATATTCACGTTAAGATAGTTGGACATAAGCCTCCACTGAAGATAGTAACGATGTTCGCCAAAAAACTAACATATCACAAGTGTAGCATACTATTAGGAAGGTTGCAGGCTAGGAACACAATAGGCAGGATTAATTCGCCCTCACTACAAGTGTCAATAAGATGTAGGAGAAGGTAGGAAGAAGAATAAGAAAGAATAAGGACTATAAGTGGTTTTATGACTACTCTGAGTGGTTGAATTGGATAGGAGTAATGGTTGGGGAAGGGTGAACACTATCCCTAATCATCAGCAAAGCCTTATGTTATAAGGGTTTTATCGTTTGCCAGTGCCAATCCACGTCACTAATATATCAGTAAATTAAATTATAATCATCATTCACGACCACGCAGAGTGGTCAATACCCACTAACAGTAGTTATTAATCCACCAATCAATCCATTCATTCTCTCTATGTAATGGTTCTACCTAGTTATTACCAGTAAGTTGGGGCGATTTAAGGGCAAATATGGTGATTGGCGCAAAATCAAAGCCCAATAAACATAAGGGTTTCATTAGGTTTCTACAGGGGTAAAGTATCACTAGATATAGCAATGCCCCAAGGCTAGTCTTCCAGTCAACTAACCCCAGGGCATCACTACCTTCTTAGGAGGACCAGCAATCAATGGCATTAGATTAACTGGCTGATAAGAGTATAGCACACCTTTGGGCTGCTTGCACAGCATGGTCAATCCCAATACCAGTAAGGATTCGGCCCAAACAAACATGTTAGAACGTTAAGAGACACTATAGAGACATGCATGATGCTATGGATGTACGTCTAGTCTAGTGCAGTGCTACTACCCATGGGGGGTGGCATAGTAGGGGGGGTGGGTATGGTAGTTTTAGTGTATATACAGCCCATAGCCATGCAGTATCTCAAAAACCTTTGGGTTACATCTTACACGTGACAATGGTCACAGGAGACTAATGAATCAATCAGTTATTAATCTTATTATCTACTACTTGAAGAGGTTGTATTGCCAGGATGCCGAATACTTTGCCCTTCTTGATTGGCTTCAATCGCAGCAGGAGTCTCTCCACCCACATTGAGCGCACTTGTAGTGGGCATGTTCAGGGTGTAGTTCTTTACCACATAATGGGCATTCAGTGAATATGGAAAGGGGGCACGCCTTTTCGTTAAGTACCGTCACTTGGTTTTATTACGTTTCTTAGAAATCATGTCCTGCATATTGTCTTTCTGGGTTCCTATGAACAGGTGCTTAGGGTTGACACAGTTACGTACGTCACACTTATGGCAGACTACTAACCCTTCTGGGATTGGGCCGATGAATGCTTCGTATGAGGCACGGTGCGCCCTTACTCGCTTGCGTTCTGTGTCGTTCCATACGTAGATTTTGGCGTAGCCTCTGTTACCTGGTGTTGGGTTGAGTAGCCAACAATCTGAAATTTTCGGTTTTCCAGAGTGCTTTTCAACCAATCGTTTGATTCTCTTACTTACTGGGACTGTTTTCATAATATCCTCCTAGGATAGGTAGTAACCAGTTTAGCACAAAACTGCAAGGTGTTCATGAAACCCATCAAAGTCAGGGGTGTCACTGGAGACACTACTAACTTGCCAAAACCGTTACCCAGCATCAAGTAGGGGTGTCACCACAGACACTACCTAAAGAAAGAAAAAAGAAGCAAAAAAGAAAGAAAGGTAGAAATAGATGGGAATGTATAGATTTAGAAGATATACAGGGCAGGCGTTTGACACTTTGTAAAGAAGAAAAAGAAACGGCAAAGAAAAAGAAGAAATGCGCCCTTCGGGCTTGTGACCCTAGGTGTTTATATTATCTCTCTCTATCCTTACCCATATATTTTTGCCCCCCCACCGAACATCAATCAAAATGATTGGGGGAAGTCGTCGGCTAACTTGCCAGATTTACACTGGACTTGATTTTCTTCTCTTAAAAATAAGCGGAAAGACGACGCCCTCAACGGCCTTCATCACCAGTATCATATGATTGGTAGCACAGTCTTGATGACTTTACCAACGCTTTAACTGGCAGGGATTTGCACCCACAGCCCTCATCACCTGGGCACGGTTTATTACTTCCTGTATCATAGTAGCAGATTCATTACTTGTCTGCATGGAGGTTTTGCTGTGACCTTGGTCATAAGCCCTAAAACCCATACTATGTAATGAAAGTGATAAGTAATAGAGGACTTTATTTATCCCGACTGAAGGATTGACCATTTTGGCTAAAGAATCAATGTTTTTGACAAAAGAACAAGAAGCCTACCTTGCTTGGCTGCTTGAACCAGAACCAACCCGTGACCCTCAAACCAAAAAGGCATGGGCTGAACAACATGGCGTGCATTATAACACTCCAATCGGGTGGGAAAAGAAAAAGGCTTTTGTTGAGCGTTGGAAACTTGGCGTAGAAGGTCTTACCCAATCTCCTGAGCGTACACAAAAACTTCTTGATGCGTTGTACACCAAAGGTATCTCAGGGGATACAAAAAGTGCCGAGTTGTATTTGAAGGCAACGGGCAGTATGCCTAACCAGCAGACGTTGAACATCAAGACAGAGACCAGTATCAAAGAAATATCAGACGACGATTTGGAAAAGATGATTTTGGAACTTTCACAAAAGCATGGCAAGTCTGTTGATGAGCCAATTACGTTTGATTCAATCGCCATCTCTCAAGGACTTTAATGAGAGCCACGTGGTCAAGTCCAGGTGGTGGTAATCCAACACAAGGTGTTAACGTTCAACAAGTTAACTACATCAACAACACCCTTAAACGTGCGCTGACTGAGCAACGTGATGCGTTGTGGATGGACCACCAACAAGAAGATGTGGTAAGTGGCGGCCTTTCGTCTACGATTCAATTCCATTATCTTTTAGTCCCAGATACGACTGCAATGAGTTCTACTACATCAATTCCAACTGCACAAAGGTTTGATGCAAACAGTGGCGCAACTGGAACTGCAGAATATAATTATGGTTTGTATGCAACACGACGTGATTTTGATTATCAAGGCAGAGGATTCTAAATGGCTGTAATTGTCCAAGTACGCAGAGATACGGCAGCAAACTGGACCAGCAACAACCC